AAGTGGCTTGCGGGTGGGCGCTACTTGGCGAACGCGAACAAGGAATGGAAGGCGTACAATAACTGTTTCTTGCTAGCAGCAACGGAAGACACCCGTGAGGATTGGGCTAACCTGTCCCGGTGGTCAGAGCTTTGTCTTACGATGGGCGGGGGCATCGGTATTGATTTTTCGCGGTATCGTCCGAAAGGTTCTTTGCTGAAGCGCAGTGGTGGCGTGGCGTCAGGCGCAGTAAGCAAGGCGCTAATGATTAATGAGATTGGCCGACAGGTGCGCCAAGGTGGAGACCGTCGCAGCGCCATGTACGGCAGCTTGAACTGGAAACACGGCGACATAGACGATTTTTTGGCGGCAAAGAACTGGCACGACATGCCGATTGCTGGAACCGGGAAGACAATCGCAGACGTAAAAGCTGAAGACTTCAATTTTCCCGCGCCGTTGGACATGATGAACGTGTCCGTCAACTACGACACCGAATGGGTTCAAGAGTATTACAAGACGGGTGAACCTGGTCGTGTATTCCGCAAGAACGTCGAGCAAGCGTTGCGGACGAGCGAACCTGGATTCAGCTTCAACATGTTTGAGCATGAGGGCGAAACGCTTCGTAATGCGTGCACAGAAGTTGTAAGCCACATCGACACGCCGCACGACGTGTGCAACCTAGCGTCACTCAACTTCAGCCGCATCGAAAACTTGCAAGAACTAGAGGACGTAACCCGCCTTGTGACAAAGTTCTTGCTGTGTGGTACTTTGGCGAGCGCTTTGCCGTATGAAGAATGTTACCGCACTCGCGAGTTAAACCGTAGGCTGGGTCTTGGAATCATGGGCCTACACGAATGGTTGCTGGCGCGTGGGTATAACTACGAAGTGAACGATGAATTGCATTCGTGGCTAGATGTATACGAGACCGCATCGGATGCGGAAGCGACCGCGTTCTCCAAAACCCTTGGTGTCTCGCGGCCAAAGGGCGTGCGCGCTATTGCCCCGACCGGGAGCATTGGCATCCTCGCTGGCACGACCACGGGCATCGAGCCGCTCTTTGCTGTTGCGTACAAGCGCCGCTGGCTGGGTCCAGACAATCAGTGGCAATACCAGTACGTTGTCGATAGCGCTGCCCAAGAGGTGATTGATCGTTACGGCGTGGACCCTGACAAGATTGAAAGTGCGCTGGACTTGGCAGCAGAACCAGAACGCAGGCTAAAATTCCAAGCGGACGTGCAGAAATACGTGGACCAGTCGATCAGTAGCACGGTGAACCTGCCAGCGTGGGGCCATGAGCTTAACAACGAAGACACGCTTGACGATTACGTGGACTTGGTTGCGCGTTACGCGGACAAGCTGCGAGGCTTGACGTTCTACGCGGACGGTTCACGTGGCGGTCAGCCATTGACTGCTGTGCCGTACAGCGAAGCGTCGAATCAGCAAGGCATCACGTTCATTGAGACCCATGATGTTTGCGAAATCGGTGGCAAGGGAGGTGTCTGCGGTGCCTAACAAACCCCCTGCTATCACCGAAGAATTATTGGATTACCTCGCGGAAGTTTTTCCTGACAAAGCCCCAGGCATCGAATGGAGCGAACGCGAGGTCTGGCAATCTGTTGGCGCAGTAAAAGTGCAGTCGCACTTGCGTCACCTTTACGACCAACAGCTAGCGAAAAACATGAAAGGTTAGAGCCATGTGTCTTGGCGGTAGAAACTCTGCACCCCCACCTATGCCCCCCATGCCTGCACCCCCACCGCCACAGCCCGTGGTAATCGTGCAGCCCCCAGCGGTTACACCCGCACCAACGGAAAAGATGGGGCCAACACAGCAGGCACCCGCTATGGCAGGCGGGAAGAAAGGCGTGGCGTCTCGGTCGCTGCTAATGATTAAGCGGCCAAGCAATGCTAAGGTTTCGCCGCCAATCAACACCACTGGTTACACTGGATTGAACATTGGCTAGTCCCTGCGCAGAACGGTACGAGGCGCTTGACAGTTTGCGGCGCAGCTACCTTGACCGGGCGCGTGAATGCTCAGCGCTCACGCACCCGTATCTCATCCCGCCCGAAGGCACGACAAGTGACACACGGCTCCCTACCCCGCACCAAGGCGTCGGCTCACGTGGTGTAAACAACTTGGCAGCGCGTCTGCTGCTTGCATTGTTGCCGCCAGACATGCCGTTCTTCCGACTGGTCCCAACGGATGCGCAAGCGAAACGTTTGCTTGAAAGCAAGAAAGACCCGCAGAATCCAAGAGCGGCAACTGAGATAGACAAAGACCTGCACGCTATCGAAGACACAGTAATGTCTGAAGTTGAGCGAAGCGGGATGCGCAGCGCAATTCACGAGGCGCTTAAGCACCTGATCGTGGCGGGTAACGCGCTGCTGTACCTTCCGTCGAGTGGTGGCGTGCGTGTCTACAGCTTGGACAAGTACGTGGTCATGCGAGACGACAGCGGGAACTTGCTTGAAGCTGTTATCAAGGAAGCCGTGTCACCCGCTGTTCTTGACGAAGAAATATTATCGTTAATTACAGTCCAGAACCCGAAAGAAAACGTGACGGTTTACACGAAGTTCTATCGGGACGGTGGCCGCTGGCACACGTATCAGGAAATCGAAGGCGTTATCGTACCGGGCAGTGAAGGTAGCTGGCCGCTTAACACGCCGCCACTGATCGCACTTCGCTGGAACCAGGTGGATGCGGAAGACTACGGGCGTGGTTTCTGCGAGCAACACCTTGGCGACTTGGATAGCTTAGAGCGTCTATCCGCAAACATCTTGGCGGCAAGCGCAATGGCAAGCAAGGTTGTCTACGTTGTGAACCCGAACGGAATCACTGACGTAGACTCACTGGCTAAAGCAGAGACGGGCGACTTTGTTGCAGGCAACGCGCAAGACGTGGCGGTTATACAGCAAGACAAAGCCGTAGACCTAAGCATTGCAGCGCAAACGGCTAGCCAGATTGAGCAACGCCTTGGTCAAAGCTTTATGCTGTTCGATGCGATTAATCTTGAGGGACGTGATCGAGTCACCCGGCGTGAAGTTGAGCTTCAGCAACAAAACATGGAGCAAAACTTAGGTGGCGTGTTCACCCTGCTTGCCCGAGAACTGCAAGACCCACTGGCCCGTGGCCTGATCGCACGCTTGGAGAAGCAACAGCAGATCGAAAACACCAACGGGCTTGTTACCCCTACGGTTGTCACAGGCACCGCTGCGTTTGGTCGTCAGTACGACTTGCGCAACATGGAAACGCTGATGCAACTAATCGGCGCGCTGGGTGCAGACAAGATCGACACGTACGTGAACATCTCCGAGTTCATTGACCGTGCCACAACAGCGTTGGGCATTAAGTCAGACTCGCTGATTAAAACGGCTGACCAACTGCAACAAGAACAAGCAGCCGCCCAGCAACAAATCCAACAGCAACAACTTGCGAGCATCGCGCAGAGCGCAGCGCCGCAAGCAGTCAAACAGTTAGCACCACAAGAGGCGCAATAATGTCAGAGAACCAGATCAACCTGCCTTTTCCAGATCAAGAAAACACAGGGCCAACACTAGAGGAACAAGCCGCTGCAATAGATGCTAAAGAGACTACGGAAGCGCAAGCGCAAGACGATACGCCTGAGAGACCGGATTGGTTGCCACAAAAATTCAAGACGCCGGAAGACATGGCGCGTAGTTACGCAGAGCTTGAGAAGAAACTAGGGTCGAACAAGCAGCAACAAGAGGAAGCAGTTGAACAGGCGAACCAAGAGTCTGCGACTAACATGGACGGGCTGATTAGTTCTGCGGAAACTGAGTTCCTAGAAAATGGCGGCGAGCTATCGGACAGCACGTATGAGCAATTTGAAAAGATGGGCGTGCCACGTGCTGTTGTGGACCAGGTGCGTGACATGCGAGTGGCACAAGCTGAACAGACACGGCAACAGATCATCAACGAGTTTGGTGGGCAGGAAAGTGTGGACGCCATGTCAACGTTTGCTGCAAGCAACTACGATGATGGCATGATTGAGCGCTTGAACGGCATGCTAGCGAGTAACGACTTGGCAACCGTGCGGATGGCAATGAACCAAATCCGTTCTGACTTCCAAGCTCAAGCCCCAGCGCAAGACCCGACGCGCCGTGTGTCTGGCCGCAGCCTACCCGCTATCGAAGGGTTCCGCAGCCAAGCTGAAATCATTGAGGCAATCAATGACCCACGCTATCGCAACGATAATGCGTACCGTGAAGACGTTGAGCGGCGCATTGGAATGAGTAATCTGTAATGTCACAACTTCGACTCAGTGACCGTGGGCTTGCGCTGATTGCGTACTATGAAGCGGCCACGTCTATTAAACTTAGTGATGGCACGACGCCTTATCCTGGTGGGTACGATGAAGTGCCGATTAAGTACCGTCGTGTCTACATGGACACCCTAGCGCAGCCGAACGTGCTGACTGTAGGCTTGGGCATCACGACCTACGATGTTCCTGATCTCAAGGAAGGCGTGCTGTACTCTGAGGACGCCACGTGGAACATGTTCCGCGAGCATATCATTGGGTATGAGCAAGCCGTGCGTGAAGCCGTGCGCGTTAAGCTGAACCAGAACGAATTTGACGCGCTCGTTAGCTTTACCTTCAACGTTGGCATCGGCGCATTTCGTGACAGCACACTCTTGCGTAAGCTCAACAGTGGACTACGCGCAAAAGCTGCGGATGAGTTTGAGCGCTGGGTTTACGCGGGTGGTCAGAAGCTACGAGGCTTGGAGAAACGGAGGATAGCAGAGCGCAACTTGTTTCTGTCCCCGTGGAAAGAGGTTCGCAAAAACGTAGCGCAAAGCCGCACAGTACAGGCTGCAACAGTCGCAACAATTGTGTCTGGAACCACTGCGCTTGCGCCTGCAATTGGTCCCGCTAATGAAATCGCAGCGTTTATTAAAGACAACACGACATTCGCATTAGTTGCGTTGGCGCTTATTTCCATGTATTTAGTGTGGGTGCGATACGACGATTGGCGAAAAGGCAAGCGTTAAGTGCAGTCGATACGGAATTTTCTAGCGGCGTTTGGTGCTGGCGTAGCCGTGGCGCTTTATCTTTTGGCGACACACCGCAGGCAGACAACGGCGATAGACAAGCAGGTACGAGGGGCTGAGCTACTTGGCAAAAAAGCTGCTGAAGCACGCGAGGAAGCTAGGCGTCTTAACGATGATGCTGTTCGTCAGCGCTTGCGCGCAAACGGATGGTATCGAGAAGATTAGGGAAAGCACGTGCAGCGCGTGGCGCTACATCTACGTCTCTCCCGCAGACACACCGCTGACCCAGCGGAGTGCATTAGAGAACAACCTTAGTCGTCAAGCGTACTGCGGAGACTAAGACGAGCGGCCCCGCAAGGGACAACCGCGCACACCCCCAAATCACGGCCCGGCCCTTCGGACAACCGTTTCAGTTTAACGGCCATTCTTAGGAGTCATCGAAATGGCTAATGCTACTCCGGCGCATCTTGGTATCAAGAATGCCGCTGACTGGTCTGCTGCAACTTATGCGGACCGCAATGAACTTTTCCTTAAGGTTTTTGGTAACGAAATCCTTGCAACCTTTAACGCGGCAACTGTCCTGCGTGAGCGCACCCGTGTGCGTACGATTGAAGCAGGTAAGTCCGCAACGTTCGCCGCTATCGGCAAGACCGTGGCTGAGTACCACACGCCAGGGACCGAAATCCTAGGTAATAATGTCAAGCAAGACGAGGTAGTCGTCACCATAGACGACATGCTAATTGCACACACATTTATCTCAAATTACGAGGAAGCAAAAAATCATTATGATGTTCGCGCTGAGTTCTCTACCCAAATGGGTCAGGCACTTGCGCAAACTTATGATCGCAACCTCTTTGGGATGGCGGGTTCTCGTGTAATTACCCCGTCTAGTTCTGGTATTGCTGACCAAGATGTAGCGGAAGAAATTGACCTTGATACTGACGCGGCTGGTGCAACCAACACCACGGCTAACACCACGTCCGACATCATTGACGGTATCTACTTGGCTGCACAAAAGTTTGCTGAAAAGAACGTCGCAGGTGAAATCAACTGTTTCGTGCCACCAAAAGTGTATTACGCACTGGTGCAAAACGACAAGATTCTTAACCGGGACTTTCTGACCGCGCCAAACGGTGACTACGCAAACGCTAACGTCCTGCGTGTTGCTGGCATGCCAATCATTATGACCAACAACATGGCGGTCAACCACGGCGCGTCTGCAAACACGGCAAAGTACCCTGACTTCCAGTCGAAGTACGGTTCCAACATGTCTAATTTCTTGGCGCTGTGTATGCACCGAGAAGCACTTGGTACTGTTCAGCTTATGACTCTGGCAACAGAGGCTGAGTATGATATTCGACGCCAAGGACAACTTGCAGTTGCACGTATGGCAGTAGGACATGGTATTCTGCGAGAAGAAGGCATCATCGGCATTACAGGAACGTTCTCCTAAAGCCGCTTAAGGGTGGGCCTTCGGGTCCACCTTTTTTTCACAGACAAGGTACGGACCATGAGCTTAGCCATTATTGCAAGCACAGAGCTTGAAGCAGTCAACGCGATACTGAACAACATTGGCGAAACCAGTGTATCGAGCTTGGAAGACGAAACGCTTGTAGACGCATTGATGGCGCGCAGCTTGCTCACTAACGTTAGCCGTGAGTTACAAACTAAAAGCTGGCACTGGAATACCGACCTTGAGCGCAAAATGTTGCGCAACAATAAAGGCGAAATCGTTCTGCCCACGAACACGATGATGGTGGAACCCGCAGGCCAAGACAAAGGACTGGCTCTCGTGCAGCGAGGCC